TGACAATGCTATCAGCTGTGACTTGCACTTTTCTGATCAAGGCTCTGACTATGGTCTTTTGAGACTCATAGTCCATCTTGTAGATGTCTCCCTTGCTTAGAGATTGCTTGATAGTATTTTTAGTTTCCTCTTGTTTGAGTGCTGGGTCATCCTCTAGCTCTTTTTCTAGCAAGGCTCTCATGCTTAGAAATTCTCTTGACTTGCTCTGTAGTTCTTCTAGGGTAATTCTGTCATCTATATAGAGGTCATTGAGCCTGCTCAGTTTCTTAGATAATTCTCTAATCTGTTTCTGATAGCTCTCACGATCTATGGACTCTTTGCGATTGTCTGAGAAGATTGTCTCTAAGTATTCAGAGTCATGCTGCAACTTATTGACCTCTTGTAAGACATAGGCCTCAAGGTCATCCTTGTAGTAAAAGCCTGAGTCACATTTTTTGTTGCCATTGTAGGTAGTGGCTCCGATTGTTTTTCTAGGGTGTCTTTGGTGGCACTCGTATTTTACAAATCTAGTGCCATCTTTCCTCTTTACACCCATTATGATTTTTAAGGGAGCTAGACAGTAGCCACATTGGCCAATACCTGAAAGCATATACTTTGCCTGGAATGGCCGAGGATTTAAGTTTTCAAGTGCCGTCCTTTGTCTGATCTTTAGTTCTTCCTGTGTCTTGTCATAGGTTTCTTTTGAAATGATAGGCTCATGATTGCCTTTGTAGATTTCTCCCAGGTATTGATTGTACCCGCAGTAGACAGGGTTGTCTAGGATTTTTCTGACAGCTCTGTAGTTCCAGGGCTTTTCTTTTGGGTATTTCTCATTAAGGTCATCTCTGAGCTTAGTGATTGACCTACCTGATAGATAACTCTCAAAAATGAATTTGATAGCTAGTGACTGGACTGGGTTGATGGTCATGGTGCCTGTTTCTTTGTGATAATCATAGCCGTATGACGTTATAGCCCACATCATGGACTTTCCAGCCTTGGCACGTCCTAACTTGCCAAGCTGCATGCGCTCCTTTATCTGTTCACGCTCCAGCTGAGCAAAGACACTCAAGAGGCCGATCATGGCTTTTCCAAACGGTGTAGAGGTGTCAAAATTCTCTTGCAAACTCAAAAATTCAATCCCGTTCTTGATGAATACATCCTCAATCAAGAATAGTGTATCTTTCTGACTACGACTGAGACGGTCTAGCTTGTAGACTAAGACTGTATCAAATTTTTTCTTGTCAGCGTCTTTGATAAGCCTCTCTAGCGCTGGTCTTTCAGTATTAGAGCCTGAAAAACCTCCATCAGTATATACTTTGTAAACCGTCCAGTCCTTAATTTTGCAGTAGGACTCTAATTTGTCTATCTGTTCCTCTATCGAGTACCCCTCCTCAGCCTGTGAGGTAGTGGATACTCTGACATATATTGCCACCTTATTTGTTGATTTCATTGCTTTTGTACCCCCTTTTTGATAAAATAGGGTATAGAAAAGAGGGCTTTTTAATGCCTATCTTTCTATACATCTTGCCTCACGCTCAGACTCGCCAAAGTTTGAGAGCGTGGGGCTTTTTTGTTTTTATTGTAAAAGTCGCTGTTTTTGTGCTGTAAATTCTTCCTGTGTCAGAACACCAGCGTCTAGTAGTTCTTTTAGTTTCATTAGCTCATCAGCAACAGATATACTTGATATAGTTTCCTCAACTTTTGGAACCTCTGCAATTTGTTCAACTGGTGCTGTTTGACTGAGATTTTCAGCTAGGATACTACGTAACTTAACCTCTAGCTCAGCATTGTAAGGCACGTTTAGAACTGTTTTGAAAGGGTCATCCCTAGTCAGTACAATAGTTCTAGTTACTTGCTGACTAGTTACAGTCTCATTCTCCCCTGTGGATTGTTTCTTAGCTGTCAACGCACCCGCCAAAGTTCCAACTCCTGGCATGAGGATAGTGCCCACGGCTGCTCTAGTCATAACGCCCTTGCGCTTTTCTTCGCCCTTTGATTTTGTAGAAGTAACCTCTTTGACGGACTCAAAGACCTGTATATCTTTTATTGTGTCGTACTTAACAATGGTACCCAATCCCATTGAACCAAGAGAGATGACTCTTAAGTTATCATCCCACTTGGCACACATAAAGATTTTACCTGTAGGTCGCATAGCCTCAGCTAACTGTTTCATTTCTTCTTTGTATTGGCGTTTAGCCTCTTTCATTTCTGCGCTATCAAAAAATCCCATTATATTATACCTCTCTAATTTTTTAAACCTTGTAAATATCTACGACCTCTCCGATTGTTCGGATGTCGTCGTTTTCTGACAAGTGGATTTCCTCGTATCCACTATTTAAACTTTGCAAGTACCAGCGTCCATCATAATCTCTTTTTAGCTTTTTGACAAAATTCTTGCCGTTTACTTGGAAAATACCAATGGAATTGACCTCAACCTGGCTGTTTACCTTGATAAAAAGTAGGTCATTATCTTCTATAAGAGGCTCCATTGAGTCTCCAGCTACTTTAGCAATAGTGTCATAACTCTCAGGTACATCACTAGCTCTGAGTTTAACCTCCATGTGTAAATTATCCTCTTGAAAAGTTCCATGGCCTGCAGCTACTAAACCCTCAACATAAGCTGTGACAAAATCTTCCTGAGACTTTTCAAAAATGGATAGAGGGGTAGCACTCTCTTGCTCCTCAAGTTGAACCTGAGCATAATCCAAGACTTTTTCTTGTCTTTCCTTTGAGAGTTTGCTATAGATTGGTAAGATTTCAGCTTGTTCTAAATCAATGCCATTAAAATAATCTAATGGCACATCAAAGAAATCAGCAAGGATTTTGACAGATGAGAGCCGTGGCTCCTCTTTATTATTCTCCCATTTTGAAATTCTACCCTTGTTAAAATTGATAGTGTCAGGATATTCTTTATTAAGAGTATCAGCTAACTCCTCAAGAGTTAGATTATGGCTTTTTCTAAGCTCTTTTATTTTATTTCCTATCATAGTTGTTGCTCCTTTTCTATAGATAGAATACCATAAAAGTTGCGAAAACACAAATATTTTTAAAAAAAATAAAAAAAGTTGTTGACAACGAAAAAATAAAGGTGTATACTAAAATCATCAAGGTTGCGAAAACGCAACAAAAAAGAAAGGAGATGTCTATGGCAGGTGTATTGGAATTAGATAAACCATACCATAATTTAAAGGGTATCATTGTCTCAAAAGGATTGAAACAGAATGATATTGCTGATAAGTTAGGGATGGATAAGTCAACATTGAGTGTAAAGCTCAACCGATACAAAGGGCGAGATTTTACATTCTCAGAGGCAAGCAAGCTGGCAGAATTGCTAGGTATCAAGATGGAGGATTTCTAGCAGTATTTTTTTACTCTAAAAGTTGCGAAAACAACAACAAAGAAAGGAGCAAATATGAATGAACTTATTGAGGTTACACTAAATGACAATCATGAGCCAGTGATTTCAGGTAGACAACTACATGAGGCTTTAGATGTCAAGACCCCTTACTCAATGTGGTTTGACAGAATGGTTGAGTATGGTTTCACAGAAAATCAAGATTTTTTGCTTAACAATTTTGTGAAGCAAACAGGGCGAGGAGGTCACAACAAAGTAGACCACATCATCAAGCTAGACATGGCCAAAGAAATTGCCATGATACAGCGAACGGAACGAGGTAAACAAGTCAGACAATACTTTATACAAGTAGAAAAAGACTTTAATAGCCCTGAGAAAATCATGGCAAGAGCCTTGCTCATGGCTGATCAGAAAGTCCACAAGCTGGAGGCTCAGATTGAGGCTGATCGTCCTAAAGTACTCTTTGCTGAGGCAGTTAGTGCAAGCCACACATCTATCCTAGTTGGAGAGCTTGCTAAGCTACTCAAACAGAATGGAATAGACATGGGAGCTAATCGCTTATTTAATTGGCTCAGAGCTCATGGCTATCTTATCAAGCGCAATGGGCGTGACTGGAACATGCCTACACAAAAGAGCGTAGAAATGGGACTCATCAGAGTCAAAGAAACCAGTATCACACACGCTGACGGCCACATCACAGTTAGCAAGACACCACTTGTCACTGGTAAGGGTCAGCAATATTTCATCAATAAGTTTCTAAATCAGGAATACCTAACAGGTTAGCAAAAAAGCCCCTCCGGAACGGCAATTCCATTGAGGGACTCAGTAAAACATTTACGAGGTAATTATATCATGAAAACAGTAAAAAAGAAATGGGAGCCACGGATTGTAAACATCATGGTAGATGGTTCTCAAGTTGACGATCTGACAGGATATGTCATCCCTGCTAGTCATTCCTACTATGACATCATTTTAGGATTGCACAAGTAAGAGTTACAGAAAGGGGCTTAAATATGAGGTATGCAGTACATAATCAGGAATACGCACGAAAACTACACATCTCTCAATAACGCTTTCACTCAAGACAAACAACTAAAACCAGCTACGATTGGGATTTTAGCTGTAATCTTGACAAACAAAGAGGACTGGGTAGTCTATCCTGAGGAAATCGCAAAGCGTCTAGGAATTAGTAGGCGTACTGTAGATGAACACTTTAAACTTTTAGAGAAAACTGGCTACCTCAGAGTCTACCGCTTAGGTCTTGGTAGGGGCAAGGGCGTCACGGTTCACAGGTTTTTCTCAGATGTACCCATCTCAGATAGCTACTTTGAATATCTAAAAGAGAATTTAGAGAGGGAATTATCCACAGGCGAGGGGATAACTTAAAAATACAGTTGGAAAATATTGCCATGTGTAAAATTGCCATGTGTAAAATTGCCATGTGTAAAATTGCCCTCTAATAAATACTAATTATATAACAAGTACTAACTTAATAATAAGTACTAATAAAACAACAAACTACTACTAATCTAAATAAAGAAAAGGATAACTGAGTTATCCACAGGAGAAAAATCATGATTGACAAAGACAAAATTATCAAAGCACAACAAGAAAAAATTGAACGTGTAGAAAAATTGCAAGAAGAACTACATAAACTATCTATGTTAGGATTTCTAACTTTGAAATTTTTAGACTTACCAGATGAGCTAAAATTCTCAATAAACGCAATCCACGATGTTTCACACGCTATCAAGGATGTATTGAATGGTATGAGTCCAAAAGAGGCTATTGAGAAAAATATGGCAGAAAGTGATGAGGAGGAAGAATAATGTTAGACAAGTTGAAAGAATTTTTTGGACTAGATGACCTTTGGGGTGATGGACAATCAAAATCAAACAGCAATCTAATTGATGTCAGAACCCTCCAAGCCGAAAACAAACAGCTTAAAGCCATCATCAAACAACAAAACGACTTATTAAAAGAGCTCTCTGAGGAAAACATGGAACTTGGACGTAGTCGCAGACAGTACGCTGATACAGTCGCAATGCAGCAGCGCCTAATTGGTGTCTATCAAGATATGGCTAACTAAGGAGGCAATCAATGGACAGAGGACTATTTGGCACCTTTGACTATGACCGTGACTACTTGCAGCCTCCTGAACCCAAGGAAGACCGTGACCCAGCTGATTGGATTTTCAGCGCTGGTCAATGGATCTATGTAGGAGATTGTTAGCCTATGAATAGAGAGCACTATGAGGACAATGCCCACTGGAGAAAGAGGCAGTTAGAGACTTGTTACGAGTTGGGCGTTATTATTAACGAGCAACAGGACAAAATAGTCTCACTTATGAACGAAAATAACCGCTTAAAGCGTGAAAATTGGAACTTAAAACACAACAGAGGTAGAAGAAAATGACTAATAATCAATTATCAACACAACAGGCTAAACGTGACATTTCTGTCAATGCTCTTGACTGGACATTTGAAGACATCAAACGTTACTTTGATCCTCAGAATTTACTTACTGAGAAACAGGTGGGACAAGCTTTGTCACTTATCAAAGGGCGTAACCTAAACCCTCTAGCCAACGAGGTCTACATTGTAGCCTATAAAAACCGCAATGGAGGGACAGAGTTTAGCTTGATTGTCTCTAAAGAGGCTTTCTTGAAACGTGCAGCCCAGAGCAAAAACTATGAGGGATTTGAGGCTGGCGTGGTTGCTGTAGATAAAGATGGCGTTATGCACGAACGCAAAGGGGCTCTTATGCTACCAGGTGATACTTTGGTAGGCGGTTGGGCTAGAGTTTATCGTAAAAATTTCAAAGTACCTGTAGAAATTCAGGTATCTCTTGAAGAATACAACAAGAAACAAAGCACCTGGAACAGCATGCCAGCTACTATGATCAGAAAAACAGCCCTAGTAAACGCTCTTAGAGAGGCTTTTCCTGAGGATTTGGGGAATATGTACACAGAGGACGACGGCGGAGAAACATTTGACCGTATCAAGGATGTGACACCTCAAGAGAGCAAAGAGGATGTGATTGCACGCAAGATGGCTCAGATTGAGCAATTTAACAAAGAGCAAGCCCACACAGATCCTGAACCTGCTCAAACTGAGGAGCCAATCCAGGGCGAGTTGCTAGGCAGTGAACTTGAATATTAGGAGGACAACATGCAAGAATTACAGGTTAAAGTGACACAGGCACAGGTTGAAATTATTGATCGTGAGAAATTTGAGCAGAATATCAATGAGGTTGTGACTAAGTATCAAAATTACACGGTTACAGCTGCAACCATCAAGGATGACAAGCAGACACTTGCCGATCTACGAAAATTAGATAAGCAGGTTTCTGATGAACGGATCAGGAATAAGAAAGTCTTATCTGAACCAGCTGACGAATTTGACAAGTATGTCAAGAATGCCATCCAGCCCTTAAAAGACATCATTACTAAGATTGCTAGTGATGTCAAAGAGTTTGAAGAACATCAAAAGGCTGTCCGAATTGACACGGTCAAAGGCTATCTAGCCAACAAATCGGCTGAGTACATGCTGGACCCTCGCCTCTTTGATGAAAAGGCCCTTGAGTATGTCAAGGCTGGTGATTTTATGGCAGACGGCGTGACACTTAAAAAAGCTACTATGAAGTCACTTGATGACATGGTCACATTTGAGTATCAGAAACAGCAAGAATTTGAAAAGGCTAAGTCAGCTATTTCAGGGTTATGTGCTGAGTACGGCATGACTGACTCACCTTACATTAGACAGCTGAAAGACTTGACTCTTGCTGAGGTCTTTGAACAAATTAAAGCTGATTATGAATTTGAAAAGCAAAAGGAAGAACTCAGACAAGCTCAAGAACGAGCAGAGCGAGCTAATCAGGAGCTTTTAGCAGCTCAACAAAATAAACAGCAGGAACAGGCTCCAAAATCAACCGAGACCCCGAATTTTGACCCAGAGACAGGCGAAATCTTGGACGGTGAACAAATCCCCCAAAATGAGCCTAACGCTCTTAGAGGGGCTGAAAACGACCTAAAACGATATACCCAAAAAATGACTTTAGAGGTGTATTTTGTAGATACAGGCGAAAAAGACCGTTTCAAGGCTACTCTTGAACAAGCAGGGTTTAAATTTAAGGAAAACTATCAAGTCAGCGGTTATCAACGTATCGAGCCATTAACTCAGGCTGAGCTCAATGAGCAATGTGGGTGGTAAGCATGGACATCAGAAAAGTAACTGACAGCGTAGCCATCTACTCAGACGGCAAGAGATTGCAGGTTATCCACAACCTAGGGGATGAGTTTATCTTAGATTTTGAAATTAAAAATTACAAAACTGTAAATATTGATGACCTGAGCCCTCGCATTGTGAGTGAGATTACTCCAATTTTTAAAGTGAGTGGGTACTGCTCACGACGTGGAGAAGATACCCAACGCTTAAAATGGGCCATCCGTCAATTTGAAGACTTTGACGAGTACCTGATCGCCCATCATGACGAACTGGTCGAATGGTGGGAAAATCCAAGAGGGGAGAGGAAAGAAAATGAATGATTTTATCAAAGAGATTGGGATGGCTATCCTATGGATGTTTTTAGGCTATCTCTTGGGAGAGCGTAGCGCTAGAGAGGACAAAACAGATGATCAATAACGTCACACTGGTTGGGAGGTTTGTAGCGCCTCCTGATCTACGCAAAACGCCTAACAACGTATCTAGTTTGCAGGGTACACTTGCGGTCAATCGCAATTTCAAGAACGAAAATGGAGAGCGTGAGGCTGATTTTATCAATTTCCAAGCGTGGAGAGGTACAGCTGACATCATTGCTCAGTATTGCAGCAAGGGCTCACTTATTGGGATCATTGGACGCATACAAGTCAGGAGTTACGAGAAAGACGGTCAGCGCAGATATGTGACCGAGGTAGTCGCTGAGAGCGTCGATCTGCTAGAAAGTCGCAACAGTCAGCACGGACAAGGGCAAGGCAACAGTTTCCAAAATGGAAATAGCTCACCTTTTGCCGATCCTAACCCATTTGATCTACCAGATGACGGCTTGCCGTTTTAGGAGGTATAGATGTCAGATAATAAAATGACCGTTTGGGCATTGTTTGACAGTGGGAATGGCAGCTATACAAAAGGTGTTAAAGCTCTGAATAGTTCGGGGGGGGCGAACATTGACATCTATCCAATCGGAATAGACATAGAAAACAAGAACGATCATTTTATAAATTTGAACCTTGCTGACTATGGGCGCTTGTTTGGAGACAACACACTTTTTGACGAACTTGACAAGTTGCCAAAACCTGACCTAATCATAGCTAGTCCACCATGTGAGAGCTGGAGTAATGCTAGTGCTATGTGCGAGGGTAACGCTTGCTGGAAACAAGAAGACCTCTCAGATAGCCTCTTTGCTCCACAAAGGGAGCCTAGCATGTTTACGATCAGGAACGCCTCTGACTACGAGAAAGCCTATATAAATTATCAGTATGACCGTCAATTTATGAAAAGGGTAAATGGGGAGCTTTGTGCTTTCAATACTATTGAGATCATAAAAAAGTATCAACCTAAGTATTTCATCATAGAGAACCCAGCAAGTGGGCGCTTGTGGAAATATATTGAGGATGTCATGGATTTCAAGCTCCCACATCTCAACCTCACACGCTACAACAATTATGACTACCCTTTGCAGAAACCCACAAAGTTTGCTAGTAATCTTGATTTAGGTCTTAAAAATGACATTATCAAGCAAGAAATTGAATGGGGAAAATTCTCTAAGTCATACAACGAACGGTCAAATATTCCACAAAACCTAGTAATAGAGATTTTCACTAAGGTTTACAATAAATTTCTACAGGAGAAAGAACATGGCAAGTAAAATCAATGTGACAGAACGTATTGCTATCATCATTGAGAAACAAAAAATAGAGGTTGTTACGACCCTAAATTATGATATGAGCATTAGCTTTGATAACAAAGACGCCGCACCCACACTAGACGAAAATGGCGACCTTTTTGAACCAGTCTACAAGTGCAAAGTTCAGGCAATTCCCAAAAATGATGTATTTTTCACCTCATTAACACGAGTCAAGAGTAACATCAAGACGCTACAAGAGGTTAAAAAATTCTTTGAGTTCGTAAACGAAAACAGAGAAAATCTCTTTGAGATGGCAGGATTTAAGGGGGCTCTTGAATGAAATTGACCCTGAACATTGAGCCTAAACCTCAATCACGGCCAAGGTTTGCAAAGCGTGGGAGTTTTACCACGACTTATGAAGATAAGGGCATGAAAGCCTGGCGCAATCATTGTCAGCTGCTCATTGCTAATCAGTACATGGGTCAGCCTATCCTTGAGGGAGCTCTGAGGGCAAAGCTTAGATTTTACATCAAGCCTCCTCAGTATATTTCCAAGATCAAGAAGAACCAACAAGCCCTCCTGGATGAAATCATCCCAGTAGGCAAAAAGCCTGACATAGATAACTACGAAAAAGCCCTCTATGACAGTATGTCAGGGATTGTCTTCCAGGATGACGGTCAGATAGCGCTACATGATGTAGGCAAGTTCTACAGTCTAAATCCACGGATAGAGGTAGAGGTAGAGCTTATGGAACCCCTGAGTATTTAAAGAAATGAGGAGCAGATGGCTGACTACGCATTATATCAGGGTGATGTGTTTGTTACGCTTGGGACATTAGCGCAGATCAGTAGCGAAACAGGAATTACTGAAAGGATGTTAAAGTATTACACTTACACATCACATCAACGACGAAACCCAAACGGTAGGGCCGTTATTAAAATCGAGGAGGAAGAATGAAAAGACCAAACAAATTTCCTTACACAAGAAGTCAATGGACTGAAAAGACTGTTGATTATCATACGTATGATGGCGATATCTCTTTTACGGAAAAAATTTTAGAAAATAGCCTTACTGGAGAAATAAAGAGCAAGGAGTTGGAGTGATGGAGTTTTTATTAACGAGCACGTCAGGGGAAGTTGAAAAACGAATTCCTAACACCACAATTAAAAAATACACAAAAATAGAAGTTAGAACCTGTTCGACATTTGAAGAATTTGATAAGCGATTTTCTTGGATGGAAGGCAATTGGCTTTCTAAAGGAGTTAATCATAAAGCGTCTAAAGGTCGAATACAAAGAGAATTCCCGAACGGTGCAGAGGGGCATTTTATCGAAATCAATTCGATAGAGGAGTTGCTAGAATTTCAGAGAGAAGTGAGAAACGAGCTGGTGATTACTTCTGCAATTTATAATGAGTCAATTCCAGCTATTGAAATTTATAACTATTACAGGGAGTGAACATGAAACGATTTATCGCAATATGGATATTATTGTCTGCTGGATTGAATGTCTGGCAGAGTATCCATATTAAGAAATTAGAAGAAAAGCGCCCTATTGTAATCTACAAAGCAGATAATCAAGGCGCAGAAATCAAAGGTAGAGTCGTCCACAAGGAGAAGATTGGTGAACTCTACACAATCACAATACAGAATTACGGCATTTTCGTAGTTACTCAAACAAGCTACGAAACTTTAAGGATTGGAGACGAGGTGAGATTATGAGACCTAAAAAATATCCGTATTCAGGAAAAAGGCAAGAAACACCGTCGCAATTATTTTCTGCACGACCAATTTTTAACGTAGCTCCAATTGTGGAAGAGGTTAAAGTTGAGCTCGGAGTTGAAGCTAAAGTCGGGCGTTCATATCCAGAAATAATAATACATTTAGATATTTCTGGATACGGGAATAGAGTGATTTCAATGTATCGCTTTCCTGGCATCTTCCTTACTGTTGGTGAGTCAATTCAACTAAAGATGCTTTTCTATAAAAGACTTAGAAATCTTACTACAGATCGTTTCTTGACCTTTAGGGAGTCTGATTGGAAGTTCTTTATCTGTGACCTGGTCAACGAATTTGCACATTAAAAAAGCCAAGACACTCTCTGTCTCAGCTATAATCTCAATAATATTATTATATCACAAAAAGGAGATAGAGAGTGAACAAGGCTAAAGAGCTCTTGAAAGAGCTGCAGGATCTGGACATGGACATTCAAAGCCGTATAGATGAAATCAATGAGCTTGAGGCAGGTTTGCTCTCGAGCCCTAAGTGGACTGATGTCAAAGTTCAAGGCGGACAAGCTAGAAAAGTTGATGACGTCTATACTCAGCTTGTCGTGATGAAAGAGGCTATAGAACAGGATACTAAAGAGGTTATCAATAGGAAACTTGAATTAGGTAGAATGATCAACAGGCTTAAAAATCCAAAAAGTAGGTCTGTCCTTAGAATGACTTACATTACTAAGTTGTATGTAGATGATATCTGTGACAAACTAGCTATCAGCAAGAGTTCGTACTATAGCATGCGTAAGATGGCTATTGAAGAACTTAGCACAATTTTAGAACATTTGGAATAATTTGGAACGTTCTAAAAAACGTTGCGTAAAGTTAGACAATCTTGATGTGCACTGTAACAATAATCTGTTAGAATGGTAGTATCAAGAATTAAAGCAAAGGCACCTTAGGCAACGGCCTAGAAAAGCTTCTGAAAAACTGCTGGCTTGGGTTACCAGTGGCGATAGAGTAGGATGTTTTAATATCGCAAAAAAGACTACACAAAATAAAAAAAGAAAGTAATTTCTAATTAACACGCAAGTCTGTAGTCTACTTGCAGTAGGAACATAGCTCAAGTGGTAGAGCGATAGATTTTTAATCTATTGGTTGCAGGTTCGAGCCCTGTTGTTCCCGTTGTATCTCTGTGAGTAGCTATCACAATAGGGGTACAGGGCGGTAATTAGATTTAGGCTAATTAACCTGTAGGACAGAGATAAAGTAGCGCTATATAAGGCTCTGGTGGGGGAGGCACCCACTTACCGCATACAGTCACTCTTTGAGTGGCTTTTTTATATTTCAAAACAAATAAACAGCAGGAGGTTTAGGCTTGGGTAGAGCAAGAGACCCCAACCGAGACAAAGCATTTGAAATCTATTCAGAGAACAATGGAAACATTGAACTGATTGAGATTGCTGAGCGTTTGGGTGTTTCAGCTGGCACTGTCCGAGGTTGGAAAAGTAAAGACAAATGGGAACCTAAAATAAAAGGAACGTTCCAAAAGAAAAATACGGAACGCTCCAAAAATCCAAGGGGCGCTCCTAAGGGTAGTAAGAACGCTTTAGGGCATGGAGCGCCTAAGGGAAACACTAACGCAATCAAACATGGATTGTTTGCTAAGTATCTGCCTCAAGAGGTGTATGAGATAGCTCAGGAACTATCAGAGAAACAGCCTATAGATATACTCTGGGAAAATATCACGCTGACCTATGCTAATCTACTACATGCTCAGCGCATTCTGTACGTTCAGGACGTTGATGATACTACAAGCGTACTTATAGCTACCACGGCAAAAGGTGGCGCAAGCTATGAAATTCATACATCATGGGATAAGCAAGGCAAGGCCTTAGCTGCAATGGCAAGGGCTCAGTCAGAGCTTAAGAGTATGATTAAGACATACGACGAGCTCACACGCTCCCCTCTTGTCACTGAGGAGCAACGCTTGAGGATTGATAACCTCAAAGCTCAGCTAGGCTCTAATGATGATGACGACACGGTCATTACTGGATTTACATTTGATAGGAGTGAGTATAATGGCAATACTGAACCTAGCGAAACTGATTAACCCAGTATTTGATGAAGTCCTCTACACACTCAAGAGCCATATAGTGCTCAAGGGTGGCCGTGCCTCTACTAAGTCATCAGTAGTCTCCATTGACCTTGTAAATGACTTTATCAATGACCCTATGGGTAATGTGGTAGTCTTACGCAAAGTAGGAAAGTACTTGAGAATGTCAGTGTATGAGCAGATTAGATGGGCCATCTATGAGATGGGGCTGGCTAATCAGTTCAAGTTTGGCAAATCACCCTTACAAATCACCCACAAGAAAACAGGTACAGCCTTTTATTTTTACGGCGTAGACGATCCAATGAAACTCAAATCCCAAAAGATAGCCAAAGGCTATGTAATGGCCGTATGGTTTGAGGAATTGGCTGAGTTCGCAGGTCGTGAAGACATTGATATAGTTGAGGATACTTTCATCCGTCAAGAGCTGCCAAACGGCAAAGAGGTCAAAGTCTATTTCACATACAACCCTCCAAGAAATCCCTATGACTGGATAAATGAGTGGGTTGCTGAGAAAGCTAGTGACCCTACTTACATGATACATCACAGCACCTATCTTGATGACAAGCTAGGTTTTTTGTCTAGGCAGATGATTGAGAAGATAGAACGGTACAAGGAAACAGATCCTGACTATTACAGATGGATGTATTTGGGCGAGGTAATCGGTTTAGGTAATCATGTTTATAACATGAGCTATTTTAAACCACTAGAGAGCCTCCCAGATGATGACAAAGTGATAGGCATATCATTTGCCCTGGATACAGGACACCAACAATCAGCAACGGCCTGTGGGGCTTATGGCTTGACTGCCAAGGGTAATGTTATCTTGCTTGATACGTTTTACTATAGTCCAGCTGGCAAGACCATCAAAAAGGCACCTAGTGAGCTCTCTGTGATGATACATGACTTTATAGACAAGGTCATGAAACAGTACAGAGTCCCTAAGCTCAAGATGACCATTGATAGTGCTGAGGGGGCTTTGCGTAACCAGTATTTCAAAGACTATGGTGAGCGCTGGCACCCAGTAGCCAAAAAGAAAAATCAGACTATGATTGATATGGTTATCAGTCTACTAGCTGAGGGGCGTTTCTACTATCTTGACATCCCTGCTAATAGGGTTTTCGTTGAAGAGCATAAGATGTACCGATATGATGACAAATCACTCAACACAGATGACCCCAAAGTCATCAAGGAAGATGACCACACGGTAGACGAGTTCAAGTATTTTGTCCTAGACAACGCTAGAGAGCTAAGACTAAAAGCCTAAAGGAGCTAACAATGGGAGTAGTACAGACTATCAAGAATTTTTTTACAAGGAGCAAGTATGTGATGACAGCACAGAACTTAACAAATATCACTGATCACCCTAAAATAGCAGTGTCATCCACAGAATATGACCGCATTAGGGAAAATCTCAAGTATTATGCAGGACATTATCCACAGATTGAATACACTGACAGTAACGGCACGCCTCAAAAGAGAGCTTTCAACCATTTGCCTATTGGACGTACAGCAGCCAAGAAGATTGCAAGCCTAGTATTTAATGAGCAGGCTGAAATCAAGCTAGACGACAAGGACGCTAATAAATTCATTCAGAAACAGCTACAAGATGACAGGTTTGTCAAGAATTTTGAGCGCTACCTGGAGAGTGGTTTGGCACTTGGTGGATTGGCCATGAGGCCATACGTTGATAGAGACAAGATAAGAGTCTCTTTCATTCAAGCGCCTGTCTTTTTGCCGTTGCAAAATAACACACAGGACGTCTCTAGCGCTGCTATTGTCACCAAGACAGTCAAGTCAGAGGGTAACAAACAGAAGTTTTACACACTGATTGAACTGCATGAATGGGGCAAAGATGACAAGTACACGGTCACTAACGAGCTCTACAAATCTGATAATAAGAACGTTGTAGGCTCTAGGGTGCCTCTCTCAGTTCTCTATGAGGATCTTGAGGAAGTGGTAGACTTGAACGGCTTGAGTCGTCCACTCTTTACTTATCTGAAAACTCCAGGGATGAACAACAAAGATATTAACTCAGCTCTTGGGCTGTCTATCTTTGACAATGCTAAGACTACAATGGACTTTCTTAATACCACTTATGATGAGTTTATGTGGGAGATTAAGATGGGTCAGCGTAGAGTGGCCGTCCCTAGTCAAATGATTAAGGTTGAGTACAATCAAGATGGCGAGAACGTCACAGTCAAGCGTGAATTTGAGGCAGGACGTAACGTCTATGAACAGATTGACTCAGGAGATATGGATAAGGGTGTAGGCATTACAGACCTTACAACGCCTATCCGATCAGATGACTATATCAAAGCCATCAATAAGATCCTAGCAATCTTTGAAATGCAGATAGGAGTATCTTCTGGCACGTTCACATTTGATGGCAAGAGCTTGAAAACAGCTACTGAGGTTGTTTCAGAGAACTCTGACACTTATCAGATGAGAAATAGCATTGTCAGTTTGGTTGAGCAGTCTTTGAAAGAACTTATTATCTCAATGTTGGAGCTAGGTAAGGCCTACGGACTCTACAAGGGAAACATCCCTGACATGGAGAAAATCAGCATTAACCTTGATGATGGAGTCTTTACAGACCGAAATGCCGAGCTGGACTATTGGGTTAAGGTTGTAAATGCTGGTTTTGCTACGGATGTCATGGCCATTGAAAAGGTGCTCAATGTTACGCCTGAAAAAGCTAAACAAATCAAAGCTGAAATCAGTGGCAATGCTATTGATGAGGCGAGTGGAGAGCGCAGTCTTGAAGATGTAGGAGTGTATGGAGAGTAGCATGAAAAAACTGTTTAGGTTTATTTTGCCACCACTCAACCCGGCCAAGTTATTTATTAAACCACCAAGCAGGTTTTTGAGGTGGGTATGGTATGACTGAAAAGAAACCAATCAAGCTAAATGATGAGCAGCTAATGCTTGACGCTAGTCAGGTTGCAGACATCTATCATCAGCTAACTCTTGACCTTTTTGACCAGGTTATAGATCGTATTAAAGAGCGTGGCTCTGCTAGTCTTGATGACAACCCTTATATTTGGCAACTTGAGAAAATGAATGAGATGGGCCTACTCAATGAGGACAATGTCAAGCTCATTTCTGACCGTTCAGGCATTGCTGAGGAGCAACTTAGGCATGTTATCCAAAATGAGGGCTACAAGGTCTATAAAGACACAAAACAGCAACTTTTAGAGGCAACTGGTGGAGGTGGTTTTGCTGGTAACTCACTCATTCAGACCAATCTAGCTGCTTATGTCAATCAGGCCATGTGGGATATAGATAACCTCATCAATACCACTCTACCAATGAGTGTCAGAAAGGTTTATCAGTCCATAGTCCAGGAGAGCGTGGCTAAGGTTGTCACAGGACTTACTACCTCAGACAAGGCTATCTCTGATACAGTCATGAAATGGGCTGAAAAGGGATTTTATGGCTTTACTGATAGCCAAGGAAAGCACTGGAAAGCTGACACATACGCTAGGCAGGTCATCAAATCGACGGCTTGGCGTGTCAATCGTGAGGTCAGAATGGCTCCAGCTGAGGAGTTGGGGATAGATACCTTTTACTATCACAAAAAGGCCACAGCAAGAGAGATGTGCGCCCCTCTGCAACATCAGATAGTAACTACTGGAGTTGCTAGGACGGAAAAAGGGGAGCGTATCCTTGCTTTGTCTGATTATGGCTACGGTCATCCTGCTGGATGTCAAGGGATAAATTGTACTCATGAGATGACACCATACATCCCAGGAGCTAACTACAAGCCTGATTTGCCTGATCATTTGAAAGACCTAACACCTGAGGAGGCTATAGCAAATGCAAACGTACAGGCTAAGCAGAGAGCCCTAGAAAGGTCTATCAGGAAGTCTAAGGAATTTCTGCATGTGGCAGAAAAACTGGGAGACAGTGAGCTAATATCTAAGTATAAGAGCAAGGTTAGGATCCAACAGGGAGCCATGAGAGACTATCTCAAGCAGCACCCTTTCCTACATCGTGATTATGCTAGAGAGAAATACTATGATGACCCATATACCAAAGCTAAGAAAGAGGTTAAAGTCAGAAAAGAATTTGAAAAGCTGGAAAAACACAGAGCAGAACAAAAAGAAATGCGAAAACGTTTCACAAACGCTGTGAAAGATGGTATAATTAAGGCAGAAATCAACGAACAAAAACAAGCGGCTCATATTAAAGGAACTAATGAGTGGCTTACGAGGATTGAAAATGAATTAGCTAATGGTAATAAGATTGAGCCAAGCTATTTGACAATATCGATGGATGAGGCTGCTGAGCTTATTAAACGTTATTCAGGAACAGGTAAATTCTTGTATAAAGCAAATCCTGACTACATCCCTAAAAAAGAGGTTATAAAACATAATCGCAAGATTGGCATGTATATTGACCAACGAACAGGCGAGATATTTGAAACTGACACCTTTAGGATACACTATAGAAAGACAGGGGCACACATTGTCCCAACGTATGGAGGCGAGCTATGAAATTATGGACTTTTTTAAGACAAAACGTGAAACTTGTGCTTAAAGACGGCTCAATTATTTCAGGTTTTGTCCAAGAATACTGCAACAAAGATGACAATGATGAGGAGATTGACTCAATCGGATTGGATGTTGACGGTACTCTTTATGAGTATTTTGAGGATGAAATCCTTAGTATTTCAGTAGCTTAGCGCTTAGTACATTCTAGGCGCTTTTTTCATGCAATAAATTGCTATAAACCACTATAAACCTATGGAAGTCCATCAGGTTTTTTATTTTGCCCTGGAGCATGGCGTAAAACTGTCTTAATTTGTCCATGTGACGTAAAAAAGGAGGAGTTAAGACATGAGTCTTAAACGTGAAATGTTAGTTGAGGCAGGTATCGAGGATAAGTCAGTGATTGACAATATCATGCAAGCGTACGGTGCAGGTATTGAAAACGCAAAATCACAGGCTAAGTCTGAACTGCAAGCCGAAAACGACACATTAAAACAACAGCTTGAGCAACAAACCCAAGCTATTCAGGATCTACAGGCCAAAGAGGGAGCGAGTGCTGAAAGCAAACAACAGCTTGAAGAACTAAAAGCCCAATTTAACCAGTACAAGCTGGATAGTGAGGCAAACCTTGCTCAGATCACTAAAACAAACGCTGTAGCCCTTGCTTTGAAAGACGTAGGAGCTTACAACTCAGAGGACTTGATGAAATTCATTGACCTAGAAAAAATCGAGCTAGGGGAAGATGGAAAACCTCAATTAGAGGACACAATCAACTCACTCAAAGAGTCAAGCCCTTACCTATTCCAAGCCGAGGACAAGCAGCCTAACCCTAATATCTCTGTGCACGGAAATCCACCAGCAGAAACTGGATACGATCATCTAAGCGCAGAGGACAAAGCCCTATTTGCAGGCTTTGATAGCGTATAAAACCAAAAATAAAGAAAAGAGGAATATTACACATGGTAGTAAATTACGCAGCTAAATTCGCTGAAAAAGTAGATGAGCGCTTTGCTAAAGAGGCCCTATCTACTGGTATTGTTAATCAAGATTTTGATTTTCTTGGAGTTGACACAGTCAAGGTCTACTCTATCCCAACATCAGGAATGAATGACTACAAGACAAATGGGCAAAACCGCTACGGTGAAGCTGAGGAACTTGGAAATACAGTTCAAACTATGACAATGAAGAAAGACCGCTCTTTCACATTCACGATTGACAAGAAATCCGAGCAAGACACAAATGGCGTCATGGAGGCTGGGAAAGCCCTTGCACGTCAGTTGTCAGAAGTTGTTATCCCTGAAGTTGATACTTACCGTTTCGCAACAATCGTAGCTGGTGCAGCCCCTGAACATATCACGACAGCAGCAGTGACTAAAGACAACGCTTATGAGGCTGTCCTTGATGGTCAGGTTAAGCTCACTGACGCTCTTGCCCCAACAGCTGGCCGTGTCTTGCATGTGTCACCTAAGTTTTACAAACTCATCAAACTTGACCCAACATTTGTGAAAAATTCTGACCTTGGTCAAGAAATCACTATCAAAGGTCAAGTAGGTATGATTGACGGCTTGCCAGTAGTTTTGACACCTACATCACGCTTGCCACAAAAAGTAGAGTTTATTATCGCTCACCCTGTGGCTACTCCATCCCCTATTAAGTTAGAAGACTATAAGATCCACGACAACCCACCAGGAATTAACGGCAAGCTCGTTGAGGGCCGTATCCGTTACGACGCTTTCGTTCTTGACAACAAGAAAAAAGCTATCTACGTTCACAAATCAGCATAAGGAGGCTAGCTAATGGCTAAGAAAAAAGAAGAAACCACAGAGGAACTTGTGGAAAACCAAGAAGTGACAGAGGAAGTTGTCAAAAAATCTGTTACTTTGACAAAAGATGGGGTTTCTTTTACCCTGTCTGACCCGATCATGATTTCAGCTTTTGAAAATCAAGGATACGAAGTGGAGGAATAAAGTAAATGGCTAAATTTAAAGCGACATCAAACGTTGTCTTTATCGTTGACGGCGAAGAGCGAAGCTATGACAAAGATGTAGAGTATGACATGGATGTCAAGACAGCTGAGGCGCTCAACGCCAAAGGTGAAATTACACACCCTGAGCTCAGCCCGTTCTTTGAACGTACTGACAAGGAAGAAAAAGCAGCAAAGGCGGATAAATAACACCGCCCTTTTTAATTGGAGGTGGTTACTATCGCTTATTTAACACAAGATGAATTTAAGGATTTTGGTTTTGATGAAGTAGAGGACTTTGAAAAGCTACTACAGAGGGCAGAGATTGCTATCAACCTCTTTCTTAACAATTTCTACAGCTTTGTAGATTTTGAAAAAGAGATCGGGCACAGAAAGCAAGCTGTCAAGCTGGCTACGGCTTTCCAGGTGGCATATTTGGACGCTAGTGGGATCACTACGGCTGATGATAAGCAATCAGTTTCTACTGTGGTTCTAGGGCGTACTCATATCACCTACAAGAACTCCTCTAGCCAGTCTTTAGAGAGTGCTAGGTATAACTTATCACTTGACGCCTTGAATACTCTGAAATCAGCAGGATTTGGCTTTAGGGGGGTAGGTTATGACAGACATTGATAAACGGTTATTGATTGATACTGTAACAATTCAGAAAACCACAGGAGAAAAAGACGGATGGGGTAAAGAAGTATTTGAGAGCCCAGTGACCCTTAGAACTGTTAGGTTTGACAGACAGTATCAAGTGCAAGGCACGAAGAACAACCGCAAAGAGTCCAAGCCTAGCACATTATTTGTGTACCCTAAATATTGCCCTGTCATCTTAGACAAGACCTTTGAAAATGCCATTATCAACGACGGAGAACGTGACTACAGAGTGACCTCTGTGGTTCCTGTCAGTTATCCACACAAGAAAAAAGTATTTTGTTACGAAGTGGAGTGTATCTGATGGGAACAAGCGTATCTGTCAAGGTTGATTTAAAGGGCATTGAGAAAAAGGTATCCCCAACGGCATTAGCAAAAGGGAAGTTAGCAATAGCTAATCAGATGTTGATTGACTTTACTCCTTTTGTGCCACGCAAAAGCGGTGAACTTAGTGGAAGTGGCCAAGCGACAAAAGACGGAGTTAAATATCCTGGACCTTATGCAAGAGCTCAATTTTACGGCTCAAGCTACAACAAGGTTAGGACGTTTGTCTTTAAGAAGTACACTACACCTGGAACAGGTAAGCGGTGGGACTTGAAAGCTGAGGCTCTACATTCTAGTGAGTGGGGGAAAGTCGGACTAAGAGCAATGGGAGTAAAAGCATGAATAACAATGATTTTTCAGAAGTCCTCAGAGATTTCATCAACACACTAAACCTCTCTCTGTCTTGTAGGCTTGACTACTTATCAGAGAAAGAGGATTTAGTCCTTTATCCGTTGCCTGGTGGGAAGATTTTAAAAGAGTACATGAACGGCAAGCAGGACATTAGTCTTGTCTTTGAGGTGGCAATCAAAACGACTGATCACCAGAAGACAAGCTCTATTTTGTGGGCCATCAATCATGCTCTTGCTGATTTTAATCTAGATCTACCTAGCAAAAACAATTCATATCAATTCAGAGGCCTTGAAGTATCACAACCATTCCTAAATGATCGTGATGAGCAAGGCTTTTATATTTACATGTTAGATGTAACGGCAAAATTAGAAACAAATGGAGGGAACTAAATGCCAAAAATGAAAAACGCCAAGCGCAAACACTTTCTTGCGCCATGGTTACCAACAGCACCAGCTACTGAGCCAGGTAATGACGCCTGGAAATGGCTTGCGGACGGAGTAACAACCGCCGAGGCCGAAAACGACGAGGAGACAGATGACATTGCATACTACAACGGTGATGGCACTAAGAAAACAGTAGTAACATCTGTCAAAAATGGATACAGCTTTGAGGGTGACTACATCAAAGAGGACGCAGCTCAGGCCATTGTCGCAGGTATGCGCTTTAAAACTGGAGATGACCGTAATGTCTGGCTTAAAGTAGTAGAGTCTGATGGTAAAACTCAATATGTCGGAGTAGCTACTGTCTCAGGTATCAAAATCGGAGGCGGAGAGGCCTCTGAGTATGAGGGCTTTGAGGCAACTATCAGCTGGAATGCAGCACCTAAACAGTCTGCCGTAGTCGTTTGATGATTTGATCTAGGGGAGTGAACAGGCTCCCCTTTTTATTTTTGACTTAAAAATTAGTAGGAGAAAAAAACAAATGGTAGTAATTAAAAAACGTGATAATGTCATCCCTGTTGACTTTGGAGAGTTCAAACTTGAATTTGTAGCCAATGACAAAAACATCCACAAAATGGAGTCAGTAGGAAAAATGCTCAAAAAAGAGGGCGAAAAACTAGCTAAGACAGAGGATAGTAAGGCCTTTGAAACGTTACAAGACTTAGTCAAAGACTCTTGGACAGAGCTATTTGACAGAGAGGCGTTTGACAAGGTCTATGATTTCTCTAACGGTTCAACTGTCGATACTATGGCTTACTTGCTTGAGGCTATCACAGGGGTCATCTCAGAATGGGAGAAACGTAACAACACAGACGCTCTCAAAAAGTATCTAGGTGACTGACATGCTGGACCTATCAAGGAAATTGACAGATGAGTTAGTCCTTGGTGATGATGTGTATCCAATGAATATCGCTTTTAACAAGGTCTTGAAAGTGGTGGAGCTGATCAATGATGATGACATTGACGAGCTTTACAAGCCTTTCCTGGCTATTCAAATCTTGACTGGTGTAGATTTTACTCAGGCTTTAACTCCTGAACAGGCTACAGCAATCTTTAAGATGATTTTTGAGGAGCATATCAGAATTATTCCAGCTAAAGACACAGCACCAGTACTAGACCTAGCAGGTAATCCAATCAAAAGCAAGATACGCTCCAGAAGTCAATCTGAGGGAGGAGATCGTCTTTTTAGCTTGAAGTACGACGCTGAGTATATTTACTCATCATTTCTCCAGGCTTACGGAATTGACCTCATAGACGCTCAGAACAGCCTACACTGGAAGAAGTTCAACGCTTTACTCAATGGCCTGCCTAGTGATACTAAATTTGCTGAGGTGCTGAAAATACGCTCTTACAAGCCCCAAAAGGGGGACAGTAAGCAGTACAAGGAGAACATGAAGAAACTCAAAAAAGAGTATGCTCTACCTGATGAATTTGACTACTAATTTTAGAAAGGAGGTACACAATGGCAGATGGTTCAGTTACTATCAAGGTTGACATGGACGGCTCCAATGCTCAGGCTGGAGTGAATAAGCTCAAGTCTCTTTTTGGAGGCCTTGAAAGTGCAGGGCAAAAAGTAGGCTCAGTATTCAAGTCAGTCCTAGGAGCTAATTTGATTGGCTCAGCCCTTACCGCAGGGATTGGGACTATAACAAGTGGTATCCGTGAAATGGCCTCTGAGCTCAACAGTTCACAGAAAGCCTGGAAAACTTTTGAGGGAAACCTCCAAGCCTTTGGACGATCAGCTGAGGAAATCAAGGCAGCTAAGACCGAAATGCAGGACTTTGCAACCAAAACCATCTACTCAGCCTCTGATATGGCTAGTACTTACTCACAGCTTGACGCTGTAGGGACTAAGAATGTTGGTAGTCTAGTTAAGGCATTTGGTGGACTTGCAGCCTCTGCTGAAAACCCAGCCCAAGCTATGAAATCACTGTCCACTCAGGCAACGCAGATGGCAAGTAAGCCTAAAATTGCCTGGATGGACTTTAAAATCATGATGGAGCAAGCTCCAGCTGGTATGGCTGCAGTCGCAAAAGAGATGGGAATGTCTACGGCTGATCTTGTAAAAGCTGTCCAGGACGGAAAAGTTAAGACTGAGGATTTCTTTGACGCTCTCAACCGAGCAGGGAACTCAGACGCTTTCCAAAAGATGGCCACAGAGTTCAAAACTGTAGACCAAGCCATAGATGGTGCCAAGGAAAGCCTCTCTAATAAGCTCATGCCAGCCTTTGAAAAATTTAACAAGTTTGGAATTAAGGTAGTCAATGCAGTATCTGACGCTCTTGAAAAAATCAATTTTGACAGTATTGCTGAGAAATTGGGAGCGTTCTTAGAAAGTATTGACATTGACGGTGTCATCTCAACCGTGACAGGCGCTTTTGCTAATATTGGGAGCATTATCAGCTCAGTAAATACAGTCATCCAAGATTTAGTTGCAGGAGCTCAGACGGCTTTTGAGGCTTTCAAAAACACTGGAGCGCTTGAAAACGCTGGACAAGCACTCAAAGACTTATCAGAGGCAGCGCTTGACCTAGCAAGTAAATTGGCAAACGCTATCCCATGGGAAACTATCGGAGAGTCAGCTGGTAAAATTGTCAACTTTATTTCACAGATGGCGAGCTCATTTGCTAAGTTTATCAAAGGGCTGGACGCTAATACAATCAGAAACGTTGCAACGGCTCTAGTGACCATGGCTGTGGCTTTTAAAGGTATCCAGACTGGAGTGGCAATCGCCAAAGGGCTCAAGTCAGCTTTTGATTTTGGAAAAACAATCATAGGCCTAATTGGGAACATCTTAGGGCTTACTGCTGCTCAAGCTGCAAATGCTGGAGCAAGTGCTGCAATGAGTGCAGGTAATACAGCAGTCGGTACAACGGCTGGAGCAAGTGCAAGCTCAGTCATGCAGTTAGGGGTAGCCGTTCTCATGGTTGGCGCTGGTGTCTTGATGGCAGCTGCTGGAGTCTATATCTTAGTACAAGCTGCTATACAATTATCATCAGCTGGCGCTGGTGCTGCTATCGCTCTTGTCGCTATTGTGGCAGGAATTGCCTTGCTTGCCGCAGGTGCTGCAGCAATCGGCCCAGCTTTGACAGTAGGTGCAGTCGGTATTCTAGCCTTTGGTGCTGCTATCGCTCTGATTGGAGCAGGTGTCGCAGTCGCTGCGCTAGGTATTGCTGTACTAGTTGACGCTATAGCCAATGGCTTTGCCTTGATTATCAACACGATTTCAAGCAATGCGCCTCAGATTATCAGTATCATTCAGGCTATTGCTGAGGGTATCAGGACAGGCATGGATGGTATCGCTAATATCATCATCTCTGTAGGCACAGCCATCAATACTGCTCTACAAGGTATTGCTGATATTTTTAAATCAGTTGGAGAGTCAATCTCTACGGCTGCTCAAGGTATCGGTAAGGGCATTGAGAGTGTATTCAATGGAATTTCAACGGTTATCAGCTCAGTTGGTGGTGCAGTTAGAACCGTATTAGATGGGATCGCTAATGTATTCACATCTATTGGTACGGCTGCTAGAAATGCAGGTCTTGGTGTCAAGGCGATGGCCGAGGGCATTCAGTTGCTTGTAGGGCTCAATCTAATTGATCTAGCAAGCACTTTGACAGTGGTTTCAGCAGGTCTTACCGCTATTGCTAATTCTGGTATCGCTACGGCTGGTCCTGGATTGCAACAAGCAGGAACTGGATTGATGTTGATTGCTACATCTGCTCAACTTGCAAGTGTAGCTATGCAGTCACTACCTACAGCTTTGACATCTTTGAGCACTAGCCTCAGTACACTACCTGAGACAATGACAATGGCAAGTACAGCCATGAGCACCTTTGCTACATCAGTCATGAGTTCATTTGCGACCCTTGGGGGCTCTGTGGCAAGCGTTACGGCTCTACAAGTAGGGTTGATGTCTCTAGCTAATGCAATGATGATGGCTCAAAGTGGATCCTCTATGATGGCCTCTACATTGTCGATGATTAACTCATCAGCTACATCAGCCTCATCAGCTATGTCTCAACTTGCCTCAGGTATCAGCTCAGCAATGACTCAGGCTTTGTCATCTGTGCAAGCAAGCATGATGATGATGGTCACTGTGGTCATGCAATCAGCAACTCAGATGACACAAGCTGGCCAACAAGCAGGGCGTGGGGTTTCTAACGGAGTTACTAACGGTATCCGTTCAGGGATTGGATCAGCAACGGCTGCAATGTCAGCTATGCTAAGCTCAATCCGTTCTACAGCTATGTCAGGTGTAAGCTCTATGCGATACGCAGGGAGCATGATTGGACAAGGATTGGCACAAGGTATGTACTCAGCTTTAGGCGCTGTGACGGCTGCAGCTAATGCTCTTGTCGCTCAAGCTGAAAGAGCTGCACAGGCCAAGGCTAAAATCCACAGTCCATCACGACTATTTAGAGACAATGTAGGTAGATACATTGCTCAAGGTATTGCAGTAGGTATTGAACAGAATAGCTCTGATGTGGTTGATAGTCTGGCATACGTTCAGAAAGAGATGTCAGCGTTCAAATTTGGCGCTGAGGACTTGCTAGGTTTAGGAAAACATACTGTATCTAGTCAATTTAGGCTCAAATCACTCACAGAACGAGCAGAAACGAGCCAAATCGAGGTTATTCGTGACCAGGCTGACAAAGTCCTAACTAGAGCTCTTGAAGTGGCTGAGGAGGCTGTCAAGCGCCCTGTGAACATGGTACTAGATGACGGTACTCTGGTTGCTAAAATCGGAGACCCAATGACTAACTATCAAAACGATAAGTTAATGATTGATAACATGATGAGAGGTATTATCTAATGAATAATGACACAATCACAATCAATGGATTTGACCTCTCTGAGGTTATTGACATTATAGACATCATCCGTCCAGTAGGAAATGAGCGCCACGTTGTCACAAATGACGCCCCACTTTTGGGAGTCAACCTACAAGAGGTGCGAACAGGCGCCAAAACCATCAAGGTCAAGTTTGCTATGCAATATGGAAATGGCATGACACTTGAAACGGCTAAGCACAAACTAGCTGGCATTTTTAACACCTCAGAGGCTGTCAAGATCGTCATTTCAGACGAGCCTGACAAGTATTACATGGGTCTAGTATCTGGCTCTGTGGATATAGAAAACATTACTAGATGGTTCCAAAAGGGCAGTTTTGACCTGATTATCCCTGACGGAGTAGCTCACGGCTCAACCTATAAGCGCTTTGATAACGGACAAGAGCAACCTGATAAGGTTGTTTTTAATTTAGTCAATAATGGCAACGTCCCAGCTTTTCCTGTCGTTACGGTTAAGAATAACGCCGAGAATGGCTACATTGGTCTAGTCAATATAAGCGGAGCTCTTGAAATTGGAGACCGTGAAGAAACTGACACAGGTATAGTCAAGCGCTCTGAGGTTTTGCTTGATTTCAGAGGCGATAGGATTTCAGAGGCTTTTGCGAGAGGTTCAAAAAATAGACCTGTCACTAATGACAATGGCGAGACTTTCACAGGTACCTCAGAGGTTTCTACCCTTTGGGATAGGAAACACATCAAACTCAGAGACCAAACTGTAGCTGGAAAATATGGGAATTATGCTACATCGCTATCATGGGACATCCCTACAGATAGCGCTGGTGGTGTAGGCTCACTTGATGACTATATCACAGGCAGACAGATTTTTGTATCAGATGGAGCCAATCAGTATGGTTTCATCAAGATTACAGTTTCTGACACTAGTGGACAGTTTTTGTATGGGGTTGAAACGTTCAAACGCTCAAAAGGGCAAGATTGTGAGTTTAATGTCTTTGGATCAGATGGAAAAGGTAAGTATAATTTCTTGAAAAATTGGACTTTCACAGGTACCTCTGACAGTGCATTAAACCCATTTACAAAGGACAAAGGGCAGTTTGAACTCAAACGGAATGACGCTAGAGTCCAGGTCTACTACAGAGGCTATCAATACAGCTTTATCATCCCTGAGATTAAGGGTAGAAAATCAGCTAAAATCCATGTGACTTTAGGGGCGTTTCATGACAAGCCTATGCTTGCTCACATGTATCTTGATGAGTTGATGTATCGTAAGGATTTTGTGCCATCAATCGGAGATGTGCCTAACCGCTATCCAATCGGTTCAAACATTGTACTTAATAGTGAGAATGACACAGTCACAGTAGATGGTATTGAGAAGATTGTGGACATTGTCCAAGGCTCAAAATTTTTGAGTATCCCCCCTGGAAAAAGTCAGCTAGAGGTCTATTGTTCAAGTTGGGTCAAGACTAAGCCTACAGTCACAGTAGAATTTAAAGAAAGGTATCTATAAGCAATGTTACTGACAATACATGACTCAAGTTTGCGAAAAGTTGCATTTGTGGACAATGAAAAACAAGATACATTGAACTATTTCAATGATAGCTGGACAAGATACCTTGATACAGGGTCTAGTATCTTTGGTTTTACTGTGTTTAAAAAGGCTATTATCTCAGATACAGGTCAGAAAAGAGCCTATAATGCTCTCAATGAAAAGGCTTTTGTATCGTTTCAGTACAAGGGAAAGACTTACCTACATACCATCCGAAAAATTGAGGAAAATGAAAAAGTCATCAAGTGTCATGGTATCAACCTAAACCTTGAGCTAATCAATGAGTACTCTATCCCTTACAAGTCTCCTAAAGCCATGACTTTCAAGGAATTTTGTGAGGCGATGGACTTACTCAACTATACTTTCTTAAAAATCGGTATCAATGAGGTATCAGACAAGAAGATTTCTGCTGAGTGGGAGGGTACAGATACCAAACTCAACAGACTCCTAAGCCTTGCTAAGAAGTTTGACGCTGAAATCGAGTTTGACACACGCCTCAACGCTGACAGCTCTATCAAGTCATTTACAGTCAATGTGTATCATGAACACGATGACAACCATCAAGGGGTAGGACAAGTCAGTCCAAAGGTCTTAGAGTACGGTAAGAACCTCAAGACAATCACTAGGACGATTGACAAGACAGGTATCTATAACACAATAGTACCTACTGGTAAGGATGATCAAGGAAACATTGTAGATATTCGAGGTCTTGGAGCTTGGTCAGTCAACAATGCAAAGGGCGAGCGTGAGTTTTATCAGTCAGGGGCTGCACTATATGCCCCTCTTTCAATGCAGATGTATCCGTCTACTTTCACTCATGCTACTGGAGAGCTTGACCAGTGGACTCGTAAGGATATGACTGTAGAGAGTTCAAATCCTGAGGTCATCCGTTCGATGGCTTACCGTGAACTCAAGAAAAATTGCTACCCTGCAGTCACTTATGAGGCTGAGGGCTTTGCAGATTTGGAGATAGGAGACACAGTAAAAGTCTATGATGACGGCTTTAGCCCTACTCTTTTGCTTGAGATGAGGGTGTCTGAGCAAGTCATCAGCTTTACAAATCCGAAGAATAACAAGACCACTTTCTCAAATGCCAAGGCGCTTGAAAATCGTCTATCTCAAGGCATTCAGCAACAATTAGACAGGATGATAGAAGAGGCTAAGCCTTACACTATCAAATTGGCCACTGATAACGGTGTAGCCTTTAAAAATGGCCAAGGTCAGACGATTGTGACACCTACCCTTATGCGAGGGAATAAGGTTATCAATAGTGGATGGCGCTGGACTGTGGATGGTATCATCAAGTCTACTAGTGCTAGATACATTGTCAATGCCTCTGACATCAATCAAAAAATGGTTTTGACGGTGTCAGCCTGGATTGATAATAAAGAGGTAGACTCTGAGCAGTTGACGCTTATCAATGCGCTTGACGGTTCAACAGGCTTACCTGGGCCGAAAGGCGATAAAGGAGACCCTGGCCCTAAAGGAGACAAAGGGGACAAGGGTGCTATTGATGAGGCTCAACTGAAAGAAATCAAGACAAGTATTGACTCTAAAGCTGACCAAGGTTTGACTCAGGAACAGCTCAACGCCCTAAACGAGAAAGCTGGACTCATTCAAGCTGAGCTAGAGGCTAAAGCTAGTGCTGACACGCTTGATAACTGGATAAGCGCCTATCAGGACTTTGTTAAGTCCAACGAGGAGGCAAGAGCTCAAGCCGAAACAGATTTAATTTCAGCTAGTCAGCGTGTGTCTGAGATTGCTAAAGACCTTGGAGAGTTGTCTGACCGTTGGAATTTCATTGATAGCTATATGAGCTCATCAAATGAGGGACTGGTCATCGGTAAGAATGATGGTAGCTCTAGCATGTTATTTAGTCCAAGCGGACGGATTTCAATGTATTCTGCAGGGGTTGAGGTCATGTATATTAGTCAAGGGGTTATCCACATCGAAAATGGTATCTTTTCTAAGACCATTCAGATTGGACGGTACCGTGAGGAACAGTATCATCTAAACCCTGACATGAATGTCATTCGATATGTAGGATAAGGAGAATTAAATGGCAAAATTTAGTAGCTCAAGTGGGAGCTTGTATCTTAACCTATATGTAGACCAAGCCTCACAAAATATCACAGATAACACCTCAACGGTTAACTGGAGGATGACAGTAAGCCGTACAGGTGCATATTATACCCATAATCATCAAGGGGATAGCGTGCTCTCTCTTAGCTTAGATGGGCGTAATGTTCACTCAAGCAATCCTAGATGGGAAACCTCAGGCGAGGAGTACACGCTTGCTAGTGGTTCAAGTGTTATCAGCCACAATTCAGATGGTACCAAGACCTTACCTGTATCTTGTACGTTTAAGCCTAATAATGGCTTACATGGGACGATTACAGTATCAGGTAGCTTGGGACTAACAACTATCCCACGATCAAGCTCTGTGAGAGTAGGAGCTGGTGTAATTGGTAGCTCAGTCACTATTAACATCAACCGTCAAAATCCTAGTTTTAAGCACACAGTCCGCTATAAATGGGCAGGGAAGTCAGGGACGATTGCAAGCAATGTAGACACATCCGCTACATGGTCAATCCCTATTGATTTTGCTAATGACATCCCTAACTCAGCAAGCGGTACAGGGACAATCTTTGTAGACACCTACTCAGGCTCTACCAAGACAGGAACACAGTCCACTACGTTCACTGCAAGCGTACCAGGAAATGTCAAGCCTACATTTTCAGGTGTCACTCTGTCAGACGTGAATGGTGCTGCACAAAATCTCATTTCAAACTCTGACACGTTCATTCAGGTCATCTCTAACATCAAAGTAGCTTTTAATGGCGCAAAAGGAACCTACGGCTCAACCATTACAGGATACCGTGCTGAGATAGTTGGCAAAAACCAAGCGACTAACTCAAACGGTGGGAGCCTTGGTATTATGAACTATCACGGCACAATCAAAATCAGAGCGAGCGTATCTGACAGCCGTGGCCGTTGGTCAGACGCTAGAGAGGTATCTGTTACCGTGCTTGAGTACTTTGCTCCAGCATTGAGCTTTAGCATTGCTAGAACAGGCTCAACCTCTAGCACCTTAACCGCTACGAGAAATGCCAAGATAGCACCTCTCACAGTGGCAGGACGTCAAAGAAATACAATGGCCTTGACTTTCAAGGTGGCTAAGCTAGGAACTAACGCCTTTACAGTTGACAACGGTCAAGCGACTGGCACTTGGTCTAGTATTTCAAATCTAGTCAATTCACAGGCGAACCTAGCAGGGAATTATCTAGCCAATCAGTCGTGGGTTGTTATTGGTATTCTTGAGGACAAATTCACTCGTACTGAGTTCATGGTTAACGTGGCCACTGAAAGCGTGGTCTTTTCTTACGATAGGTCAGGCGTGGGTGTCAACAAAATCCGTGAGCGTGGTGCTCTTGACGTTAAAGGCGACATCTTTGCCAATGACAATCCTATTCAGCAGTATCAGCTCACGGATAGTAATGGATGTGGAAAATTTATCAAGCAGGATTTCAATAACATGAAAAATACTGGATTTTGGTGGATAGATGGAACCTCTCCAAACAATCCATTTAGCGGTTCATGGGGGATGCTGGAAGTATTCAGACCTAATCCTAACCCTAATTCGCAAGAATGTATTCAACGTTTCACTACCTCAGCTGGATACATGGCTATAAGAGAAAATGGCTTTGATAACGTTTGGAGGCCGTGGCGGTATATAATTCAGCAATCGGAGTCAACAAACAACGCTGACTATGTTAGTCTTAAAAAGTCAGATAGTGAGCCTACACCGTGGCAAAATCTACCACTAAGAAACGGATGGCAGCATCACCAACAATACAACAATGTACAATTTTCAAAAACGTTTGATAACGTGGTTTATCTCAGAGGCTCAGCGAATAAAGGACGAACAACAGGCGAAACAGTTATCGGAGTATTGCCAGAGGGATTTAGACCAAAACAGACACTTTTTGTCCAAGCATTAAATAATAGTTTTGCAGTTGCAACGCTAGGTTTTTACTCAAACGGTGAGATAGTTGTAAAAGCCAATGTAGATAATACATGGCTCAATTTTGATAATATTTCATTTAAAATTTAGAACAAAGGAGAATATATGAAATTAGAGTATGGGGCAAAGTCCCTTGAATATGATGGAAGTGGTGCAGTATCAGCCACTAAGGTCACACTTGTCAATGCAAATGGGGCAAATGTCCCTATCTTGCTACCAGCTGATAAAATCGGTTTGTCAAATACGGAGCTGTTTGAAATGGCTCTTGAAGTTTTGTATCAGGAAAACTTTCCAAACCGAGCTGAAAACGAAAAATTCAGCAAGGTAGATGAGCAACTCCAGGAAAATAAAAAGATGGCAGCTAAAGTCGAACAAGCGACCACTGAGAACAAGGAAAACCTTGACTCAGTATCAGCTATCACAGAGGTCTTGATTGCTCTAGCAATTTCACAAAATGGAGGTATGCCAACTCATACCTATACTAAGGTTGCTGGTTTTGTCAAGCCTCTAGTCAAGAGTACACGATACTCAAACGGTGACATCATCTCAGGTGCTTATCCATTTGATACTAATGCAAAATGGCCAAAGGGTACGCAAACTATCTTTAAGTTTCAAATGCAAGCCACAGAGGGTTACACTTGGAAAGAGCAGTCACTTGCTGAGATGTTGCAGCAAGGTGTCTTGACCGTTGTAATGCCACGGATTGATTAGATAGGGGGAGGTTATGACATGGGTTGATATATTTGAAAAAATAATAAATGCCTTGACAAACCCTACAACGATTGGGGCAGTTGTCGCTGGTTGGTTTGGGGTTCGGACAATAAAGGCTGGAAATCTGAATAAAGAACAGTTTCATGAGCTCAAAGATGAGCTAGGCACTATCCACTCATCAGTGAATGACATTCGAGAAGTTGGAGAGGATAACAACAGGAAAATAAGTGAGGTTAACGATAAGCTAGTAGTACATGATGAGGCTCATCTAGTCACAATGTATCTGAGATTAGAGAGAGACATGACTACGGCTATCAATCGTGGATATACCACGGTTCATGAGTCTGACATTATCCATAAGATGCACTCTAGCTACAAAAAACTAGGTGGCAATGGATACATTGATAGTCTGTATAGCAAATACAACATTTTAGAAGTGAGAGCCTAGTAGGCTCTCTTTTTATTAGAAAGGAGGGCAAAAATTGGAAAAAGTCATCAGCAAAAAGATAGAGCTGACAAGCAACATCAGAGGGATTGATAAGCTCCAGCATGAGATCTACAGCAAAGATAAAGAGATAGCTGAGTTTCATTTCACGTTGAATGAGCTCACGGCTGAGAAAGTCATCTGTCTTTTTCACTTTAAAGGCACTAAGCGCTATAAAGAGGTTGAGGCTGTAACAGACGGCAATAGCTTTACAGTCAAGTTTGATAATTCTTTGATAATTGCAAGTGAGACAGTCGCAGGATACATCTATTTTGAGAAAGTTGAGAAATCTGCTGATGTGTATGCTTTCTCATTCAATGTCAAGATCTCTGAGATTGACAAGGCTACTCAGGCACCTGTCATGGAGTCAAAGACCAAGCGTGTCATAGATGTCAATAACATTGTGACAAAGGATGAGCTTGAGAGCTTGCTGCCTAAAAACAACGCCCCTACCACAACCTATGATGACAGTGAGCTGAGAGCTGAGCTTGCAAGTAAGGCTAATCAGAGCGATGTAGCCCATATTTTGAACGATATCGAGGTTTTAAAGAAAAAGCCAAGTGTGGACACTAGTAATCTAGTGACAAGGGATGAGTTAGATAGTAAAGGCTATCTCACGCAACATCAGAGCCTGGACGGATACGCTAAGCTCTCAGAGCTCCCTGACCCCTACAATGATACTGAACTCAAGAAACGAGTTGAGACGCTTGAGAATAAAAAAGAGATAGATGTCTCACAATTCGTGACTGAGGAGTCTCTAGCTGGCAAGGGATACCTTACTCAGCACCAAGATCTTGGAGAATACGCCAAAAAGTCAGAAATCCCTCAGCCGTACAATGATAGTGGAGTCAAGCAAAGACTTTCACTCATCGAGCAAAAAGAGCCTCAAAAGCTCAGCCTAAGCGGCAATACTGTCAGCTTGTCAGGTGGTGGTGGGAGCATTGTCCTACCAAGCGCTCCAGCTAACACAGGCGGACAAGTATCTGAGTATGAGATCCGCGGAACTGGCATGCCTAATGGCAGAGTCAGTGCTCCTGTAGGTACTACTTATGTGGACACCGTTGCTACAAATAAGGCTTTAAAATGGATTAAACGCTTTGGCTCAGATAACCAGGGATGGGAGGTTATAGTAGGGGACACTGGGTGGATTAATCTTCCTATTGTTTCAAAACTTGGCAGCTCTTATCTGAAAGTACGCCGTGTAAATAATACCGTGATGTACCAATTCGGTGGGTTAAGCTGGGGCTGGTTTGGTGTTATTCGTAGAGGTGGCCCTGGATATAGCGTACAAGGAAGTGACAGAGAAAGAAACTGTTATATCTTAGGATTGAACGGAGTCCCTCAAGGGTTTAGGTCTGAGTCTAGTCTTATTGGAGGCATATACAATGACAAGGGAGTCCCCTATGGCACCTGGTACTTGGGAGGTGCTGGAGACAGTAACATGCTGAGGTTTCAGTTTACTGATCCTGTCCCTACAGATAGGGACATCGGGGACATCCGTGTCAGCGCTATTTCTTACCTAACATCAGACCCATGGCCTGACCGCTTGCCGTAACTAACAACAATAAATAAATAAAAAAAGAGGAATTAAAAATGAAAATTAACTGGAAATTACGCTTTAAGAATAAAGCGACTCTTGCTGCTATCGTTGCTACAGCAATCTTGCTAGCACAACAACTAGGCTTTAAATTGCCTGGCAACATCAATGATGTAGCTAATACAGCTCTTACATTGCTTGTTTTGGTTGGGGTCGTTTCTGACCCTACTACATCAGGATTGTCTGACAGTACGCAAGCTCTGGACTATGATCAGCCAAAGAAAGGATAAGATATGTCAACTAAAGCAGAAGTATTACAATTTGCCCATAATCTAGCAAATAGCGGAATGGGCGTGGACAACGACGGTGCGTATGGTACGCAGTGCGCAGACTTGCCATGTTACATCATGCGCCAATTTTTCGATGTCAGCCTATACGGTAACGCCTATGACTTGCTAGACTCAGCTGAAAGCCAAGGAGTAGATGTCCGTTATGATGTCGCTTATCCTGAGGCTGGCTGGATCTTCGTCAAGAGCTTTGTAGCTGGCGACGGCGTCAACTACGGCCACACAGGTCTTACTGTTGAAGATAGTGACGGCTTGACTGTCAAGACCATTGAGCAAAACATTGACGGGAACTGGGACTTTTTGGAAGTCGGCGGCCCTGCTCGTTATCATGAGCGAACAGTTGGGGAAATCGTTGGTTATATCGTGCCTCCTTACGAGGACGGCACAGATGATGTCTCAGAAGTTGAGACAGAGCCAACAACTGACGAGATTGTCCTTGAGGCAGAAGACGGTACATTTACAGTCGGTGAGGCTCATATCAATGTACGACGTGCTCCAAACCTAACAAGTGATGTCGTGGCAGTTTATGAACCAGGAGAGACAGTTCAATACGACTCTAAAGGTTCAGCTAATGGCTACCGTTGGATCAGTTTTGTAGGTGCCTCTGGCAACCGAAACTATATGGCTATCGGACAAACTGACGAGGCTGGCAACCGTATCACTCTATGGGGTACTGTAGACTAAATTTACTAGAAAGCAAAATTTAATTACACTAAAACCGCAGGCATTTGCTTGCGGTTTTTTTGTTTGCTCTGAAAGTATTTTCTAGTAAAGAATTTTAGTATCCCTGATTGAAATGTTAGTGGTCCTTCTTATCATTAGCGTCCTACTCTTATTGTTTGTGCCAAATCTTACTAAGCAAAAGGATGCAGTCAATGATAAGGGGAAAGCAGCTGTCGTCAAGGTGGTAGAAAGCCAAGCTGAACTCTATGGTCTGGATAAAAATGAAGATGCTAGTCTAAGCAAATTACAGGCAGATGGACGCATTACTGCTGAGCAAGCAAAAGCCTATAAGGAATATCATGCAAAACAAAAGACAAGTCAAACAGTTGCAGATTAG